GAGGAAATACTTGAGCGGCTTGGCGACGGGCAGACCATGGTCGCTATCTTCGCGGACAAGAGGATGCCCACCAAGCGGGCGTACAACAAGTGGCGAGTCAAGGACCGCGACCTCGATCAGCGCACGTTCAATGCCCAGCTGAAGGGCTACCTCATCCACGCCGATCTCGCTGCCGATGCCCAGCTGCGGGTCATAAGCGGAACGATGGATGGCGACCACAGGAAGCTGCAGGCGATCGTCACTGCGGCGAACAATCTCGGGCATCAGGCTCTCGCAAAGCTGTCTCGGCTCGACACGCGGTTCAAAGAGAAGAGCGAGGTCAGCCACACTGGACCCATGATCATCGGCTGGGCAAGCGAGACGTCCGTTCAGCCTGCCTCGCCGGTCACGAATGATGAGGAGGACAGAGCGCCCACGGTCAATTGAAAGTTGGACCGCCGGTGTTTGTTCCCGATCTCGCGCTCAAGGTTTAAGTAGCGGAATAGAGACACTGCGCCTTGGCCGGCTCAGTGGGGGCCGGCGCTTGTCGCCTTTCTCCCTGGGGCTTCGGCGTCGGCTCCATCAGGCCAGCTGGTCTGCACCGATCGGCAGCTGACCCAGGCTGGCTGCGGTGTCGGGTTTGAAGGCGAACGCCTTAGAAGGTTACCGGCGGACAGACACTCCGCCATATACATTTCTAATATATTGAAACCAATAAGTTTTATTTCAAGTTAATACCCAGCCCCACACATAGCCCCACATTGTGTGTGCGCTTCGGCTTGTGCTGACCCTCCCTCTCACCCCTAGTCAGTCGTGAGTTCGACTATGGGATGCTGCGGTGCAGAATTTTGACAGACAGCGACCGAGGAAAATGAAGTCCGCGCCTCGCGGTCCCGCAATAAATTAAAATGTACGCAGCCCTAGGGGGGGGTCAGACCCGGGGGTACCCCCGGCGACGCAGGATCTGGCCTATTCGATTGGGTCCACGGTCCAAGTCCGACACCACTTTTCCAAGACTTTTCTATTACCCCCCCCTCTCAGTAGAAAATCTTATACGGAAGGGAGCCAGGTCATGGCACGCAAACCATCGAAGCGGACGAAATCGAAGACGGCGGCTAAGCCAACCCAGGCGAGGGCTTCCTCTCCCACGCAGGACGAGATCCGCCGCCGGAACCAGCGGAAGGCGGGCATCCGCCGGCTGGGGGGGAAGGTTGTCATCTAGCGGTGACATCCGTTTAACGACTAGGCCAGGCCCCGACTACGAGGGGAAGCATCCTTCTGATCGGCCCAAGGAGCGGTACTGTCTATGCTGCGGCACGGGGTTTAAGAGCCATGGTTTTGGGAACCGCATGTGCGTCAAGTGCCGGCCTTCCACCCGTAAAATTTATTCCGCTCATTAACCCTTTGTAACATATAAGCTATTCCGGCAAGGTTTTGTACATAAGACAACCATGCGGAAATTGTATAGAGGCGCGCTGTCGCCCGGGGATGCTTTATCCCTGTCCAGCCATGTCGGCTACCGGGAGTTTGGTGAACAGCTGATCTCTGGGTTGGTCGATCTGATTATCGGGATAGCCCCGATCACGCTGGAGGAGCCGTCTTATTGCCGGGTCGAGGCCCGATCGGAGGGCCATCCCTGGCACCGCGATACCGGCACCAAGGGGCATATGGCGTGGTGTCGTCTATCTGCCAGGATTTTATTGACGCCGCCGTCGTCATTCACGGGGGGTGGTTTATATTTTCGCGACCGCCAGGAGGAGCCGCTTTTTCATTACGGGGACTTGCTGGTTTACGACGACGATCCATCGAATGAACATTGCGTGGCTCGATCGCGAGGCGACCGGCGCGTTTTGATTATGTTTTTCGCCACCAGGGGGGATTGATATGGACGTTGCCGATCCCCGAATCGTCACGATTCCGTATTCTCCGCGGCCGCTCCAGGCTGAGTTTCACGCTCTGAGCCGGCGGTTTAGTGTGGCGGTCTGCCACCGGCGTTTTGGCAAGACGGTGATGGCGATTAACTGGCTGTTGCGGGAGATTCTGGAGTGTCCGCACCCGCGGGCGCAGGGCGCCTACATCGCGCCGACATATGGTGCCGCCAAGCGTATCGCCTGGGTCATGCTCCGCGATTACGCGGGAGTGATTCCTGGTGTGAAGTTTAACGAGGCGGAACTCAGGTGCGATCTGCCTGATGGTAGGAGCTGGAAAATGTCTTTGGATCGGGACTCCCCGCGGATTGAATCAGTTCAAGGAAATTTACGATTACGCGCTCTCGCAGATGGAATCTGGCGACAAGGAATGGTTTGCGATGCGGTTCCCTGCGTCGGAGACGGGGATACTGGAGGACAAGGAACTCGACGCCGCCAGGGCGACGATGGACGAGAGCCAATATCTCCAGGAATTCGAGGTCAGCTGGTCAGCGGCCCTGGTAGGCGCATATTTTGCGGCAGCCTTGGACAGCGCGGATCTTGACGGCCGCATCGGGAACGTGCCGTGGGAACCTAACCTTGACGTTACGGTTTCTTTCGATCTTGGCATCGCGGACAGTACGGCGATCTGGTTTATTCAGACGATGCCCAGAGAGAACGTCATTCGCGTTATTGATTACTACGAGGAGAGCGGCCAGGGCTTACACCATTACGTCAAGATATTGCGGGAGCGCCCGTATAACTACGGCACGTATCTATTCCCGCACGATGTCATGGTTCGGGAATTGGGTTCTGGGAGTTCAAGATACGAAATGCTCCAGGCGCTGGGTGTGCGCCCTACAGTCGTGGCGAAACTATCCGTTTCTGACGGGATTGAAGCGATTCGTGCGTCTCTTCCCCGGTGTTATTTCGACCGGGGTAACTGCGCCGATGGGCTGAAAGCGTTGAGGCATTATCATCGTGCTTTCAATTCCAGGACAAATGACTGGAGAGATCGCCCTAATCACGACTGGTCTTCGCATGCGACAGATTCATTTCGTTACGCTTGTGTAGGCCTCAGAGACGATCTCAGCGACACGCTATCTGCCGCGGCTCGGACGGGGCGGTTGCCGGGTGGCGGCAATGTAATGGGGCGGCAATGTAATGGCGCCGATCGACGGCGACTTTGGTTGAGTTGGTCCCGGCGGCATACGGCGATGTTGTTTACATCGCCCGTCGTCTGAGAGCGTTGGACGCCGAGGAGATTTTCCCGCTGTTGTTCCACAGCAGCCCCGAGGATCTCGCAGCTGGCACGATTGCAGCTGGCGGTATGGCGACTGTTGCACTTTCTGGGGGCAGACCTGTCGCGGCTTTCGGGGCGCATCTATTACGACCCAAAATGTGGACTGTTTGGATGTTCTCGACGGATCTCTGGCCGGCAGTGGCGCTGTCGGTGACCAGGAATATCCGCCGGAAGATGATGCCGGCGATGATCGATAGCGGCGCCGTCAGAGCTGATTGCTGGTCGATGGAAGGTCATCATGTCGCGCACCGATGGCTAGAGGTTCTTGGCGCTGTTCGCGAGGCGACGGTCGAGGATTACGGACCTAGCCGCAAATCTTTTCACTGCTACAGCTGGACCCGGTCGCGTTTGGAGCGGGATGGAGATTTTGACCATGTGCATACCAGGACTTTTCGGCGCTCGTCAGCCCGCCGTGCCAAGACCGCCGCCTGCTCCGGCTCCGGCTCCGGCATCGCCTGAATCTGGCCCTCCCGAACCGCTTGTGGCGCCGACGAAGGATGATCCAGCGGTCAACGAGGCGGCAGCAGCTGAGCGTCGGCGGCGGCTGGCGTCAAAGGGCCGGAAATCTACAATTTTGACCGGCCCTCTGGGTGCCGACAGCGAAGCCAACACGGGCCTGAAGACCCTGCTCGGGGCATAGTTATGTGTTTAGCCTCGCTCCGATTCCCCCGCTGATGTGCATCCCCGGCGCCTACGCCCAACAGTCAAGCGGTTCCAAGACTGCGCCATCGAGCCTGGGTCACAGCCTGCACCTGGCGCAGCTGCAGGCCGCGTCGTCTGCCGGCGGCGGCACCTTTGATGGCAAGACGGTCTTGACGGGCGTGCCACGCAATAGCGGCGTCGATGCCCTTCGCAAGACGATGCTGCTGGGAGTTTGAGCCATCATGCATACCGACGATATCTTCTCGCGGTTCTCGGGTTTGGTGCGGTCACGCGCTGTCTGGGAGTCCCACTGGGAAGAGATTGCTGAGCGCGTCTTGCCTCGATCGGCGGAATTCACCGGCCATCGCACCCAGGGGGACAAGCGTACCGCCAAGCTTTACGACGCGACCGCCGCCCTGGCGCTGGAACGATTTGCGGCCGCCGTCGAGAGTTTGCTGACGCCACGCGGCGCCAAGTGGCACATGGTCCGGTCGAGCAACATCGAAC